TTTGAAACTATACGACTGTGAAAGCGATGCAAGAAATTTTATCAAATGGTTAGCTAATCAAAAATTAAATGACTAACAAAGAAATACAAGAAAAAGTCCTAGAACGCCTCCAAAGCGTTTTAGGCATTACGGCAAGCGAATACTACAACAAGCCGCACGACAAGATATTTCCAGTCTCCAAACGTGCTGCCTATGAGATTGCAAAAGGCAACTTTAAAAACCGATGGGTTGGCGAACTGGGGCTGATGAAATTAGAAAAGCATTTTAGAGAACTTGAAAACGACAAAGAAAATGGAACAATTAATGGATAAATTAAGAAGGGTTGACGGCTTAATAGAAAATCAAAGCCTATCGTATGACGAAAAGCAAAATCTAAAACGTAACTACATTGAATCTTACGTAAAAGAGAAGCAGCAAATAGCATACAAAAAAGGCTTAATGAGAAGCCGAAACGCAATAAGCGACTTGATGAGCGAAATTTAAACGCAAAAACAGATAACAATGGACGATCCACGAAGCATAGAAGACCGCCTAAAAGAAGTGAATGTAATTGTTACCGACAAATACAGCTCTGGCAGAAATAACAGGCTCTTAACTCGCAATAACAAAGAACTAGGCTACTTCACACCCTTAAAAGCTTTAGATAAGTTTTGCGGAACCGATTTAGCACTTAAATAAACCGAATAAAAACGCTCTTAGGGGCATAAAAACTTGACAAGATGGAAACTATAATTGATAAATGGGAAAGTCGCTTAGAAAGCTATAAGAAAATGCGAGACCATGCCACAGAGAGATTTAAAGAGGCAGAAGTTCAGAGCGTTCGGCAGGAATGGAAAATAAAGGCATCAAAATACGAAACTGCTATCTTTCTTTGTAGTCAAGTTTTAATAGATTTTAGATAATGATTAATCCAACATGGCTTTGGTCCTGCTACAGGCAACCACCAACACGCCTACAGCTCAACTCTAACTACGTTCGTATGCACCAAAGCAACCCAACAGCCGAAGAGATGCAAGCTTGGAAAGAGTTATTTATTGAGCGTGTGCCGATCCTAGCCGAAGATGTAGAGTATTTCACATCATTAACTTACGAAGCCTTAGAGGTGCAATGGAAAGAGAAGAAGCCAGAAAATCATTATTCAACTAGAACTAAAAGAAAATAGCAAAATGGATAAGCAGCAATTTAAAGACTTTATAAGTAGACATAAATTAGAATCTCATTGGTTATTAACCTTTAGTAAGCACATTAATCTAATAGTACCAAGCTATTTAATACTAGAATTTCAAAAAATACTCTGCCTTAGCGCAATGAATGAGAAAGCTTTAGAATGCGTAATGTGTGACGATTACTTTGTTTTTGAGATTTACAATTTCCTACAGTACGAAGGATTAGAATACGACGAAATTAAAAGCATTTTTCCAAACCTTGATAATAATATTTAGCGATGCAAACAATAATAGAAAAAATCGACCAAGCAATAAAAGACGGTGCAAAAACCATAATAATAACGCCCGTAGACTTTACAAAATGGGCTGTAAAGGAATTTAATGTCTATCCTGACGAACACACCAAAACGCTTCATTGCGCATGGTTTAAAGGCTTTGAGGGCGATATTGAATTTGTAAGAACCGTAGACATTCCAGAGGGTTCTATCTACACTTGTAACGCTGTTTTGAAGCGTATTTAATTTAGACCAAACCAAAACCAGTTAGACGAAATCAAATAACCGTCAAATAAGCAAGCCGCTAAAACTGAACGAGTTACGTTATTTTCGGCTCGTCTAGCTGGTTACTTATCAAATAAGATTAGACAAAAACTTAGCAAAAAAATTACAAATGACAGACTTAGGAATTAAAAAACTAGAAGCAGAAAACAAAAAACTAAAAGCACAGAACAACCATTATGCAATAAGAATCTGCCAGCAGGAAGATAAAATAAGCGAACAACAAACGGCAATAGAACATCTGATCGCATCCGAAAACGAGCTACTAGGCGACCTTGCCGCTTTTATGTCCTTAACGTCGGGGCTTGACAAAGAAGTAGATCAACTATTGAAGATTGTTGCACCAGAGCATTTTTTAAACTTTGTTGACGAAAAGGAATTAAGTACTATTGAGGACAAAAGCCCGACTACTGGATCAAATTAACGCAACCAAAGCTTGATGTTTTGCTCAAAGTTTCGTATCTTGTGATTCAATAGCGGTGTAGGATTCGCCATTGAAAAAGTTTTTAAGGATGATTATATTTATTATAGAGAGCGAAAGCCTCCATAGGTCTAATAGTATTCAGTGCTGCATCCTTGCACTATCCTACACTATTGTACTTATGGAGGCTTTTTCAATTTATATACTATGGAAACCAAAAGAGTAACCAGATACATAGCCGATTGTGGCAAGGGGTTTTGGAAGAAAAGTAAATGCGAAGCCCACGAAGAAAACTGTAAATGTTGGACAAACCCAGCGTTTAGGACTTGTAAAACGTGCGAATTTGCAAACGAATTTCACGACTCAAACGGAATGGAGCATGAGCCCCAATTTCTTCAAACGTGGCGTGAAATAGAATGCCGCAATCCAAGTTTTGATTACGACGAACACTTTAACGAAGCTCACGAAAACGCCCCTACTTTATGCGTAAACTGTACGCAATGGAAATACAAAAAAGGCGACTGGAACGGGGGCATTAAGATTTGGAAAATAAACGCAATTAAAGAAGCTGTTGAGATTGATACTACTTTAATGGAAAACGGATTACCATTTTAACCCACCCACAAAAAACATAATTATGACAATATTAGAAAGCGAATTAGAAGATTTAATTTTCGGAAAAATAGAAGAAGGTGCTTTTGATGACCTAATAGACAGAGGCTTGCATTTAAGCACAAACGCTAAGTATTTTAGACAGTACAATTTTGGATCTTACGGTATTGCAGATATAGTAAGCTTATCTATAGTGAAGCAGCCAGACTATTGGGAGTTTAATTTATCTATCTACGAGCTTAAAAAAGATGCAATAGGCGCAAAAACACTATGTCAAGCTGCTAGGTATGCCAAAGGGGCGCAAAGAATGGTTGACGACTGGAATTATAAGCACAAAAAGAAAAGACGTATAGTATTAAATGCTGAAATCCATTTAATTGGTCAATCAATAGACGGAGGCGGTTTTCTATATCTTCCAGACTTATTTAGACAGGTGCACATTTACCAATATAGACTAGAGTTTGATGGAATATATTTTGATTGCAAATCTGGCTATCACTTGTCTGAAGAGAAACCCTTTAAGATGCCTAATATAAAAAATGCAATAATAAGCCTTTAAACCTAGCAATAAAATGAGTGATAAATTAAAAGGGGTTTGGGTAGAGGGGCGTTTGTGGGAAAATAAAGATTTCCTTTTAGTTGAAAAGCACCTTTTACAGAAGATCCACGACCTAGATAATGAACACGGATGCACCGCAATGAACGCTTGGTTTGCTGAGTTTTTAGGCATTTCTAAGTCAAGAGTTAGCCAACTAATAAGCAAGTTTAAGAAAGATAAATTAGTCTCTGTAAAGCTGAAATTTGAAGGTAAACAAGTAGTTGGAAGGGTCGTTAATGTACTAAAGGGGGGTGTGTTGCTCATTAAAGGGGGTGTGTTGTCAGCTAATCGACCCCTTTCGTACACTAAACACCCCCCTTTAGCTGGCAGTGAAGAGAGTAATATAATTCTTCTTAATAATACAATTAGTAATTTAAGAGAGAGTAAAAAGGCACTCACCCAAGAAAATAAAAATTTGCTGGATCAAATCAAAAACTTAACAGCGGCAAATCTTGAACTTAAAAACAAAAGCGAAGCGCAAAAAGAAGAGCCAAAAAGTTCCGCAAAAAAGGTAAAAACAAAGCACGAGTTTCCGAGCAACGAACCTCAAAAAGCATACAAGGCAAATTCAAATAATTTTCCAAGTATGAGTGAGTTTGAAGAAATGCCAATTCACGAGGACCAAATAAAAAAGAAATACCAGTTGGAGCTATCGAAATTTACTTACCCGTCTAGCTGGACGGAATACTTAATTAATCAATTTTTAGAATGGTGTGCTGGGAAAGACGAAAAGTTATTAGGCAAATTTGGAAGCACACAAGTAAAAGCTTTGATTCGTAAGATAAATGGATATTTAAAAGATTACGACGCAAAAACAATCGGAGATAGTATAGAATTGTCTTTATCTACTCCTTATAATAATTTTAATCCAAAATGGATTATTGACCGCCAAGAAAAAGAAAAACAAGATGAAGCAAAACAAACAGCTAACAACGGAAAAGGATTGTATGAGTCATGGACTGACATCGTTAACCAAAATTTCGAGCCAGACAGCAACGACAAAGGACCAGATACAGTTGATACTTCTTGGGCAGAAGCATAGTATAAGAAATTCCATCAAAGACGGAGGAGAAGAGGTTCGTTTAATGATTTTAAAAGATTTAAACTTAACGATCCTACCAATAGCAAACACTTATACGGGCGCAAACTTTACTACACCACCAACAGCCGAGCAAATTCTAACTATACAAGCTTGTTCTCAATTTATAGTTGATATGTTCCCAATGATTGGATTAAGAGAGTTGCGGCTTGCTTTCTCAATGGCAGCGGCAAATAAGTTTCCTAAGCTTAATTTAGAAACGTATTATGGTAAATTTAGCGTTCAATTCTTAGGGAAAATATTAAACGCCTATTTAGAAAAAAGAAAGAGCGTGCTTGCCGAACATGATAAACAATTGTCAATTGAAGCAGCGAAACCAAAAGAAGAAGTTACGAAGGAAAGAAACGAAATAGCCAAGTATGCCATAATTAAAGAATACAACCAGCTAAAAGAAGCTTTTGAGCTAGAGGGTGACCTTGGTGTACTAAATGAAAAGATAATGCCCTATTGGGGTAAAATACTAGTTCAAGCAAATGTAATAAAATTTACACACGAAGAAAAATTGGAAATTGTCGCAGAAGCAAAAACGCAAGCAAAAAGAGAGCTTTCAAAAGAAATCACTTTTGGGTCAGACCAAAGCCCCTCTAAAAGGCGAACATTAAAATCTGTTTTAGATGATGTTTTGAAAATGAAGAAAAACGCATCTTTTGATGATAAGTGGCAGGCGGTTTACTCTAAGTTAATAGTTATTAAATCAATACTAAAAGCATAAAAATGAACAATACAACACAAAGACAAAGACCGTTACATTTTTCCTTAGATACTCAGGACCAAGATGGAGAAATGTTTGTAAATATTCCAAAAAACAAAAATTATCAAGTCTCAAATTTTGGGCGAGTTAAGAGCATGAAAACCGCAACTGGTAAAGTCATGCTACCTTATCAAGTTTCTGCGTTAGGGGCTTTCTGGGTAAGATTGCAGGGAAAACAAATAAAAGTTAGAGATTTAGTTTACCTTTCGTTTTTTGGTGAAATTAAGAAAGGTTTAAATATTAGATGTATTGACGAAAATCAAGCAAACTTGAATGTTAAGAATCTAATATCTTTCGATCCATTAGAATTGAAGAGAGAGCCAAAAGCACCGTTGATGCTAAAAGGGACAAAGCCTTACCTTTTCAGTAAATCCCAAAAAACCCAATACAAAGAAGTTTTTAAGCCTATAACGGGTTTAGTTGGACGTTACGAAGTTTCAAACATGGGACGGGTCAGGAGAACGAAGCACGTTCATAACGGCATAAATTACGCTGTTGTTGTTCTTTCGCCAAGCCTAAGCGGCACAAACAGAAAGTTTAGGATTAAGATTCAAAACGAATGGTATGTGGTTCAAGATTTAATGTTAGACGCATTTTTCGGACTTGAAAACAATCAGCGTGCTTTTGTGATTGATGGAGATCCTAGAAATTTGCATATTGACAACTTGGATTCACAAAAGGGCTGTCCTAGAACCAGGAGTGCCAAGCCGTCGGAAAGGAGCGTTAAAATAACTGTTTCGTCTGTTGTGCAGAAATTTAAAGAGGTAACAGTTGATTTGACAACGGGCAACAAAGCCGAAAAGCTTCTGGAGCTAAAAGGATTAAAAAAGGATTATTACATCGCATCGAGCGATAACGGAAAATATTTATTGAAACTTAAAAAAGCGTAGGATTATGGAATACAGAATGTCATTTAAAATACCTAAAGCTATTGTTTTTTCATTAGAAAATTACGGACACGACGAAAATAAGCTATGGGAAGATCTTACAGCGACCGAACAAGAGTTGATAAAAAACACAATTCAAGAGAGCGTCTTAGCAGAAGTTAATTACACGACTAGGGTTTTTCAAGGTGCTAAATCGAAAGATTTTGAAGTGTATTACAAGGTTTGTACTAAATGCGGCTACGACACAGCAAAGTCTTCGGAAGCGTCAAAACCTAATTGTTGGAGATGTGGAAATGCAATAAGTAGAGATTATAGTGAACGGGCTTTAAAAAAGGATTTTATAATTAAGCATAAAAACAAATAACAAAATAAAAAAGCGTAGGATTATGGAAGAAGAAGAAATGAATTATTCGAGTGAGAAGATTGCGACAATTATGGAAGAAGAAATGAATTATTTGAGTGAGAAGATTGCGACAATTAATGAAAAGATTGGATTATTAGAATATAGGGGGCGTGGGAAAGATTCTCCAATAATGAAAAACCTAAAAAGGCAAGAAAGGATTTATAGTAACATTTTATCAGCATTAACAATTTCAGAACTTAATAAAAACAAATAGCAATGAGTGAATTAAAATTAACGGGCAAAGTGATTGCCATAATGGAAAAGCAGCAAGTAACAGATACTTTTGCGAAACGTGAGTTTGTGATTGAAACGGACGAGCAGTATCCGCAAATGGTTAAATTTGAATTAGCACAGGCAGCGTGTGATCTTATCGACAAGCATAAGATAGGGGATGATATTAATGTTTTCTTTAATTGTCGTGGTAGAAAATGGACGAACAAAGAGAATAAAGACGTTTACTTTGTTTCGGTCAACGCTTGGAGGTTGGAAGCTGTGAAGGGTGCGAGTAATGAGCCGCCAGAGCAGTATACAATCCCACCAACGGGAGATGTTGACGATTTACCATTTTAAAATACTTTCAATAAATAGGTAAAAGTATTTGTATGTACGCATAGTTTTACCTATCTTTGAATTGTGGCAATTATAATGATTGTTGCCTTGTGAGTTTTGGGCGGTGAAGATGCCGCCCCTGCTCCTTGTCAAAAAAAAAGAGTGCGTGGGACCTTATTGGGACAGCGGCGTTAGTCATTTGTTTACAAGTGCGAAAAAGATCATCTTAGGATGGCGTTAACGGTACTCTAAAAAAGCGTTGTGGCGAAATATACACAACGCTTTTAAAAAGAACAAAAATCAGTAGTGGTATGCTGAGGAAGATTATAAAAATAAAAAAACGCTTCTTTGAGCCGTAACATACCACGTTATACGGCACGAAGGGGCGTTTTTAGTTTAAAAATGTTATTATGAATTTCGAAGAACAGATTCAAAAAAAAGTGCAGGAAACTATTTTAAAGCAAATTTCAGACTGTAGATACATTGACTATCATCATTCAGATAAACGGTCAATTCCTGCTGAGGTTTTAGAAAATGCTTGGAATAATATTAACTGGAAAGAAGTGACCGACTTTGTGAGTAAAGAGTTGCAAAGTAAAGTTTGCCAAACAATTGTCCAGAATATGCTTACAGAAACTAAGACAGATGTAAAAGCAATCTTGTCGGTTCAAGGAGTGAGAGAGAAGTTGAGAATGGAAGCTTACCCCTCTATAATGAAAGCTTTAGGTATAGAAAAGAAATAACAAAAACCAAATCGGAGTAAAGCCGAGTTTAATAATATTAAAATTAGCCATGAAAGAAGAAATAAATTACTTGCTCAAAAAGGTAGATACAGTAAAAGAAGAGTTGATACGTCTTCGGATGCGCAAAAACGCTTCTGTTAAATTAGAATCAAAAGATCATTACCAAAAGAGCATAAGGGAACAGCAAAAAGAACTAGAATTGCTTAGTAATATCCTTTTGTCGCTTTATAGCTGGGAACCGATAAAAAGCGCACCTAAGGACGGCACAAAGGTACTGGTTTGCAATGTCAACCATTACGAGCCAATAACAGCAAGCTATAGAACATACCACTCGAACGCACAAGGTAAAAAGACTTGGCGAGCTGGGCAAATGGGAAACAAGATAAATCCTACTCATTGGATGTGGCAATTAGAAGCTCCAATTGAAGCCGAATAAAAACAACAAACGCCCCGTTCAAAAACCATTCTTAAACTAGTGGATAAGTCCGAAGGAAGGAAGGAAGAAAGGACGGGGTTTTTAAAAATAAATAAATTAGTTATGAAAAAGGAATTAAAAAACCAGTTAAAGGCGTACGGATTTCAGAAAGAAGTGAATCATTATTATAAAATAATAGGTGATTATCGTTTTTCTTTAGGGTGTGAGCTTGTAGATTTAGAAGCCACAGAAATTATTTCAGGTAAAGTACACCCTTTTGGCTTTATTAAGACATTCGCCCAAATAGCCGAAGAAATACGGGGACTTACGGGCGCAACACCAACGCCAAGGCAGACCAAGCGGCAAGAAATAGACACGCTGAGAGAGAGCGTCAAGATGCTTGATAAAGAAAATCACGAGATGGGTGTTTATATTGCTAAGAACGAAAAGGAGAACCAGGAGTTAGGTAAGCGCATAGATGTGTTAGAAAAAGATAAAACATTTCGAGCGATTGGGGGAATTAAGGATTTAATGGACCAAGCGGTTTCGATGGCGTTTCCTAAAGGTGGTGTATCTTCTGCGACAGTTCACGAGGGAGAAACGATTCTAGGTAAAAACATCGCTAACACAACGAAAGCCGAACCCAAAAGCGAACCAGAAAAAACCGAGGGCGGTTTTAAGGTGGGCGATTCGGTTGTTTTGGTAAAAGATCCTGAGTTTAATTGGAGCGATTGGTTCAGGCAGTTAGCCGAAGATGAAGTGGTTCAAAGAATCGAGAGTTTAGACAATACAAGGGCATTGTTAAGAAGTCCAGAGGGTAATGTTTATGACGACACATTTCTTTTAAGCGAACTCCAGCACGCCCCCAAAGCTTTTAAGGTGGGCGATCCTGTTGAAACGTTTTATTCGGTAGGTAAAGCTGGTCAACGGGTTTTAATTGTGTCCCAATCAGATCTAGATAACGAACCGCTATGCACTACCAAAGCCCCCAAAGAAGCGGCAAAGGTTTTGGAGTTTGGCGATCCAGTCGAGGTTATCCTTAATTCTCCAGAATTAATAGAGGGGCATAAATTAATGTTTTTGAAGTTTCTTGATGACGAAAATTTAGAGTGTGAATGCATAGATATAAATACGGATCATTACGAAGTGGAAGTTTCTCATTTAAAAGCCCTATAATTTGCGTATGTTCTCAAAGTTTCGTATCTTCAATACATGGCATACAAGAAAGTAAAAGAGGACGGAAGGACTAGGAGTGGACCACCGAAAAACCCACTCCTAGAAGCGCACCCTTGGTATAATTACAAACTGAAAATACCAATAGAGGTGCGAGTGAGAGCGAAAGATTTAGGCATGAGTGTGCAGGATTTTGTTTTTGAATTGATTTTAAAGGACTTGGAAAATATATAAAATGGTAAATAGTAAAAGACTTAGGGAACTAAAAAAATACAATCACTATACTTTAGCTTTGCAGGCACTAGAGTTTGAGCAGAAGGCGTTAAAGCTGGAAAAGAAGGCATCAAGCTTGGAAGTAAAGCTAAAAGACTTAGAAGTTGCTCAATTGGCGTTTCAAGTGGAGTTGTCAGAAGCGATTGAAGAAATAGAAAAGCGAAAGTTTTGGAAGAAGTGGTTTGGTTATAGAAAGCTAGTAAATCAGCTAATCCGTACAATTAAAAAGGGGTTTAAAAAGTAAAGGGGTTTGGGTAGCGTGCGGCTTCGGTCGTACGTTTTTTAGGGGGTGCAGCAAAAAGGCATAACCAGTTGAGCGGTTCGATTCCGTGAATTGCAAAAGGGGCAACTGGGTTTAAGTAGGTTCGAATCCTACCACCTCCACGATATAAGACTAGAATGGCATAAAGGGTATATTGTCAGTAAAACGAGTATTCGACTTAGGTCGTAGTTTAGGTGCGAGACCTATTGGAAGTTAGGTTATCAATTAATCCCATATCGGGCGTTTTACTCCTAACAAACAGGTTCGATTCCTGCTAGTCCCACGAAGTTTAAAATTAGTTAGTTAGGGGTTGAGTTTTTAAGTTCTCAGCCCCGTTTTTAAATCAGTTGTTCGATATTCTCGAATGACTTAAATTATTGAAAATGAACGTGAAAGAAATTGTTATTGGTATTTCCCTTGATGTAATGAGAGAGCAGTTGTGCTCTATTGAGTTTTTTAACACAAACGACTCGAATTATAAAAAGAGATTAAAACCAAGCTTAGATGCAAAAGCAAAAGCTTTAGAGCGTGCAATACTTACACTTGGTCACTTTGGAGGTACGCACAAAATGACTGACCAAGAACAACAAGATTTTTTTGAGTTTGAAGATCCATATAAAAAACAATAAAATGAAATACTATACAGAAGAGCAAGTGAGCCGAATGCTAGTTAGTGCAATAGATAGAACCGCAAGCCTAATGCAGGACGACGAATCATTGCCAAGTGAAGAAGCGATTGACAACATTATACATATCGCTAAAGTTCATCCCAGCACCTTTGAAATGCAAAAGCAGATTGAAGCGGTTGGGGGCTTGGCAGTAGTTCAGTCCTTAATGGGCTTAAGTGTCGATGACTTACAAGGAGCGGCAGGAAGTGAACTAAGGTTACAGCATAAGAATCTAACCAAACACTTACGCACCCTTACCGAAACGCTAAAGCCGTACTTAGGTGATGATAAACTGGAGGTGTAATGAACGGACTAAATACGCCACGAGAGAGAACGCCAGTAGAACACGTCAATCGTGTTATTAAGTGCTTTAATTTAAGTAAGGATGAAACTAAAGAAAAAGACCTATTGGCAGGGTGCTTAATTTTAAAATACATTGGTACGTCACATTGGGGTGATATTAAGCCTATTTTAGATGAATTTTTAAAAGATTAAAAATACTATGGCACGACCGAGGAAGTTTGACACAGTGGAGAAAATGCAAAAGGCTATAGATGCTTATTACAAGAAGCAAAAGCGCAATGATAGACCGTTAACTGTACAGGGTTTAGCGTTGGCATTAGACTTTAATAGTCGTATGTCTTTGCTGAATTACGAAGGGTATACAGACGATGAAGACAAAGGGTTTTTGGACACTATAAAAAAGGCGAAGCTTTTTATCGAAAATAATAAGGTGGAAGGTATGCTCACAGGAGACTATACAGCAGCTGGAGTTATTTTTGATTTAAAGAATAACCACGGACATAAAGACAAGCAAGTTCGAGAAGTTGTAAAAGCTGATGATTTAGAAGACGATGAACTAGACGATAAAATTAAGAAATTCCAAGGGTAAATAATGGCGTTAACGAAAGCGGAGAAAATAGAGTATTACAAATTACTCTTAGAGAGAGAAAGGAGGCGGTCAAGGACAAGTTTCTTCACTTTCTTACGTCATCTATCACCCGACGAGTTTACATGGAATTGGCACCACAAATATTGTTGCGACGTGCTGCAAGATTGGGTACTTACGGACAAGCACCCTTTTTTAATGATCTTCATGCCGCCACAACATCAAAAAAGTACAATGCTTACCGAGTTCCTTCCTGCGTGGGCTTTTGGTCAAAGTATTGATTATCAAGCTTTATTGATAATGTACAATAGCACGATGGCAAAAAAGTATAATAGGAAGATTCAGCGTATTATGGATAGTCCAGAATATGCAGCTATTTTTCCAGCGACAAAGCTAAACGAAAAGAGGGTTGTATCTAGCGCAGAAGGAAGTTATATTAAAAATAGTGAAGAGTTTGAGATTGTTGGAGGGCGTGGCTTTTTGAAGTCTGTTGGCGTTGGTGGTGGTATTGCTGGAAATCCTGCAAAATTGGCGTTCCTTGACGATTTGATTAAGAACGCACAGGAGGCAAATAGCTTGACCTATAGAAACAGGACGCACGAATGGTATACGGATGAATTAGAAGCCCGTTTGCACAATGATTCAAAGGTTGCGTTTACGATAACCAGGAGACACGAAGATGATCAAGCAGGGCGTTTGTTAAAGAGGGACGGATTGCTTGAAGATGGCGGCAGATGGAAAGTGATTAAGATACCAGCGATTAAGGTAGATGATACGGACCCGAACGATCCACGAGAAATGGGAGACGCACTATTCCCGAACTTGCACAGCTTGGAAAGGTTAAATTATATAAGAAAAACCGAACCTAGGACGTTTGCAGGATTGTATCAACAGGAGCCAAAAGTAAAAGGTGGTGATATGATAAAAGGAGAATGGTTTAAGATTATGAAGCCGTCGGAATTGCCTTTTAATATTAATTACGTTAACTTTGATGCGGTGGTTGATGGGGCGTGGACGGAAAAAGTAAAGAACGATCCAACGGCTATTGGTTATTGTTACCACGATAAGAGGGATAATATTCTATACATTAGGGGCGTTAAATCGTTCAGAAAGAAGATAAGTAAAGCTATTGGGTTTATTGGGGACGATGCTCGTTTAAATGGCGTTACGAATCAAAGCTTAATCCATATTGAGTTGAAGTCAAGCGGTGAGGCGTTTAAGGATTTCTTATTCCAAGAGGGCTTCAATACTGATGGGATAGACGACGCTTTAGTAAGGAAAGGAAAAACAACAAGGGTTAACGAAATTGAAAGCCCGTTAAGAGGTGGACGTGTTGTTTTGATTGATGAAGGCAATTGGATTAAACCGTTCCTTGCTCAATGTGAACAATTCCCGAACGGCAAGCATGATGACGAGGTAGATGTTTTATGTTACATGGTACTTATTTATTTATTAACAGGGGGTAACCCGTATATATTATTATAATGATTACAGAATATCAAAAAAATGTATTGTTTCCGTTGCAATTGGCATTGATTAAGCAGCTGGAGGAACTAGTTGAGGGTGCGCCCGTAGACTCATTTCGAGTTACTACCGACCTTTTAAATACAAACAAAACGATCCTATACAAGATTGGGTATAGAGAGCCAGCAAAGCCAAAGAAAGCACCTTCGCACCCTTTTCCTTTACAGAGAACTAAAGGGGGAATTCCTGCTACAATTAGCGAACAGGAAGCAGCGGAGCAGCAAGTGAAAGCGACACCTAAACGAATAAGCGCACAATTACTACATGATATTGAATTGCTGGACAAAGAGAAGCTTTCGGTTAGTGCAATTAGTGATAAGCTTATGATTACTGAGGAGTCAATTAGTAAGGCAATCGCTAAGTTAAGAAAGAAGAACCAACCGCAAAACGTTATTTTAGCAACTGGAATTAAAGGATAAATCATGGATAAGTCATCAGTAAAACTAAGAGAAGCAGTAAGGGTTACAAGAGATAAACCTTGGGGTTTACAAGACGAATTGGCAAAAGAATTGACAAGGGTTTTGAAGGAAACAGAAGAGCAGAAAATACAAATAATCAAAGAGGCGTTAGAGTTGCACGGGTTATTTGTTGACTTTTTTAGGCACAAGTCTTTATTATTTGTCACAAACCACCTTGATAAGTCAACTGATGTTTATCATAACGATTACGACTCTTCACAAAGAACCCACTTAGTTACATTCATTCCGTGCGAAGGTCCTGTTCAATCAATAGACCCAAATAGAGAATGCAGTTACGAGGTTTCGTTTAAGTATAAAATTCATTAATAACTATGTGCACCGAAGAAGAAGAAAATTTAAACTGAGAGAAAAGGCGGCAAAAGTACGGTCTCAATTGTACGGGAAAACATGTTCGCCAAAAGAGGGTTTTTGAAATCTATTTGAATTTAAAGAAAAATTAAGAATTATGATAGACATTTATTTCCACATAGACGACGTAAAACACACCGCCCCTAAGTCATGGCAAGACGTAACGTTTGACCGCTTCCTTACGTACTTTGATAAGGTCGCAGCACACGAGCCGCAAATACTAAAGGACTTCATAGTGGCACACGGTAAAGCGATTGGCGAACTAAGCGAAGTTTTAACAGACGAACAGCTTAATAAAGAGGCAGAACGTTTATTTATGGAGCGTTGGAATAGGTTATGGGATAAAGAACAAATCGAATGTTACAACTACTTTGCCTTAGATGTTGCGTACTGGTGCGGTGTAACTCCTGAGCAGATCAAAGAGGGCTTAGGTAAGGATACTTTATTCGCTGCTTATTGGGCTTTACAAGTCCAAATGAACCCAGACAATGCAGAAGTAAAGGAAGATTACGCAGGGTTTGAATTAAAGGGCGTTGAATATCTTGTACCAACAAAACACATGGTAGGCAGCACAGTTGAAGAGTTTAGCGATGCGGCACAATTTCAGGAAGACATGAGCCATTTAAAAGCTGGCAATTGGCGTTCGATGCTTGATGTTATGACGGTGCTATGTAGACCAAAGGGCGAGCTTTACAATGATGATAAGCTATTTAGGGCAACCCGTAAGAATCTATTCAAAGCCTTGCCAATGACAGACGTTGTAAACGTAGCTTTTTTTTTGCTCAAACTAAACGAACAATTGAAAGCAAATTTAGTGATCTATACAGCACAACAGGAATTAGCACGTATGCAGCACAGGAATTCAGCGACCGCTACGGATGGGCTACAGTAGTTTATGAAATAGCTAAAAGCAAGTTATTTGATGTACAGGGATTGACTAGTATTCAAGCCGCAAACAAGGCAGACCTGTACGAAGCATTTTTCTTTTTAGCGCACGAGAAAGCGCATCACAGGGTTCAAAACCCTCCTAAATTAGGATTATAATATGGAGACTTTAAGGCTATTAATAAACAGTAACTTTGAAATAATAAGTTGGACCCTTCTATCACAATGTAATAACGCTAGATTTAGGCTTGATTATGATGTTAGGCTAAGAAAAAGGTCTTTCACCAAAGAAACTGACGAAGTGATTACGTGGAATATCAAAACTAATGTATCGATTAGCGATAACCTAAAAGCCCTTAAAAGGATTAAACCCTTATAAATTAGAATTATAACATGGGAATAAAACTACCAGAAGGAATGCCGAATATGGGGGACTGGTACCCTAAAGAAGTAAAAGCAAAACTAAGCAAAGGCATTGAGCTCATAAAAAAGGATAGTGAATTAGTGAAGAAGAAATTAAGATTAACGGACGATTCACATACAAAAAACAAAACAAAATGATAACATTTATAGCAGTATTTGGATTAGCAATACTTTACACACTCTTATTTTTAGTATCTTTATTTCATAAGTCGAACAGTTGGACTATGAAATTTATTCGAGTCTTATCTTTGCCCGTGATTTCCTTATTTATTGCGCTTATGGTCGTTGCTGTTGGGCTTATTATGATGGTTGATTTTGTTTTATTTGGTACAAAAGCGTTTAAATAATGGAAACACGTAAGGTTTTGACAACGGAATTGCTTCAAGTGTACGAAGAGAAATTTAATGGCACAGGGGAATTGGTTATTAAGTACAAGGGTTCTCGCATGAAAATAAATAGCGCTGCTGGTGTAAATAAATACCATTTCATTGGCAATGATTACGCTTTTATGTTCAAGGTAAAGCATAGTTCTATAGTTCGTAGTGGGGCGTTAATCGACGGATTTAGAACTTTGAGAATTATCTCATTAACAAAGTGCGCTTCTATTATTTTAAAAACAATTGAATACGACTTAAAAACGATAGATAATGAAAATAGAAATACTGAATAGCGAAAAGTCTAAAGACATATTACTCTATATAAAACTTACAGAGGCAGCAAAGAAGAAGAGTATTCACAAAATATTAAGCTAATATAGACAATGGCAACACTAGTGCAGCTAAGTAATATCTTTAACATAATGGTAGAACAAGCTAATAGCGGCTTAGTATACTATCATTGGGGTTATCGTTACGATATAAACAGAGAAGTAAGCAACAACTACGATCCTGACAACGAAATAGGGCGAATGTATCCATCTTTACAAATGGACGTACCTAATGTTTTTAACGATCTACAAGAACCTGAATTTAACCAAGTCCAACAGGATATAGAAATGGTTTTGTATTTTGACAACCTTCAAGACTACGATAATACAGGGGAACAAAAGACCCTCAATACTATTGAACAATTTGAAGTCGTTAAGAAAATAGCACGTGACTTTATGGCGAATTTGCCGCCCGTGCTAGACAAGTATCAAGCTGGAGTTATCAAGACACCGCCTAGATATATTCCACGGTCAAACGTGGGAAATGACAGGCTTATAACTTTGGAATGTACGTTTGTCATAACAACAACTTTAGAGTGCGTAGACGTATCAAAAGAAATGGATTTAGACCTATTCCCTGTAACGGTGAGTGAGGTTGATATTGAAAATTGGAAAGCATGACATTAGAAGCCTTAGACTCAAAGCTATTTACATTTATAGCAGGACAATTGACCGAAGAGCTAGTACGTCAAGGTCATAAGCTTACAGGCTCTTTAATCCAAAGCTTAGACACTAAATACAAGGAAGGAAAGCGAAAGGATAGGATTGATTTCTTAATGCTTAAATATGGCTTGTATTTGAATTATGGAGTTAAGCCCGAAAGAATACCCTATACCGAAGACGGACCACCAAGAGGGGGGAAAAGTAAATACATTCAGGGCTTAATTGAATTCGCAATGAAGAAGTTTTCTCTTGACAAGAAAGCCGCTACTAGTGTAGCTTTTGCAATCGCTAAGAAGCAGAAGAAAAAAGGAAGCCCCCTAAGTGGAAAGATTGGATTTATTGACAACGTTCTGGAGAAAGACGACGACGCAATACTTGAATTAATAAGCGACTATTATGAGGCGGTGATTGAGCTACTTATAAACGAATACTTAACTTTTGAACAAAGATGATAAAAGAACTACTCAACTATGAAAATCTTATTATTGCCAACGAATACAGGCTAAGAGGCAAGAGTGTAATAAAGCTTTCAGTCTGTACCGAAAATTTAAACGTGTACCCAGAGGGATTGGAAAGTGGGCTTGTAGTCAGGTTTAAATATAAAGGCGAGTCAATTAAATGGGGAATAAAAGTAAAAGAATCGCCTATTGTCAAGCTCAATGTAACTGAGTTTGTTTTTAAACAAGGCAGTTATGGCTATGAACGAGTGCAATCGCTTGTGTATAATTTTTATAAACACTCAGAAACAATAATTAACAAAGATGATGGAAATAGATAGAAATATAAGAATAGCACTTATTGTTGCAATAGTAGTAATATTGCTATTAAGGGTTATTGCCGTAAAAGTTAACCCAATAAAAGGCGTTGCTCTTTTTTATAAGCAATACCCAAAAACACCAAAGGGTCAATATGCGTTCTTAAAATCATACTGGATGCTTTTAAAGATAGCTAAGAAACATTCTCATACAGGTACAATTTTAATAAAACAACGCAATGGCATTCAATAAACAACCACCCTTACCAATATTACCAGCTTATAGACCCGTTGCCTTTGAATTGTATTTCGATACACTTACGAGCGCATCAAGGGGACAAAACGCAGTAATAACAATCTATAAGGACGGGCAAAGTATTACAGACGATCCAATAAGATTTCAGTCAATTAAAAACGAACCAAGTCCGTTAGCTCCAGCGAGTGATACTAGATGGTTTTTTGAGGTAGACATACAAAAGTTTTGTCAAGACACCCTAGCACCCTACCCTAATTTAACAAGTGTTTTTGTTGCTCCATTGAGTAAATTCGCATACAATACGGACATGCACGGGGTTTATTACATTACGGCAACTTATGAAATCATTGACCTTGCAACGGGTTTATTAGAAGATAGTGCTATTGATTTAGAAACAAGTGACGAATTTACTATCTTTTCGGCAAGTAAAGGAAATTTGGAAAGTATGTTTCTTGATGATTATTACGGTTCGTTTGTAGCTCAAAATGTTAAGTTTTTAACTAAATCGAGCAGAACGATAGGCGTATGCAAGGAGGATAATGTATACTTGTCATTTATTACGCCTCCAGACACGCCAGCATTTCCCAATAGCATAGATACGGCATTAGTCCAATTATACGACAGTAGCGGCAGCTTATTACACGCTGGGCTCACCTCTGTATTGATACTAGGTAGCAAAATGGGTACACTAAATACGGGGGTTTTATCTTTGTCTTTTGCTACTTACTATACTGGTTCCGTAGATTTCACAGATGTAGAACTTTCTTATTATACCGTATCTATTGGCGAAGCAGACACAGGAGATCCAATAGGAGACTATACGCAAATAACAGAAGAATTTACCTATAGGTTAAATAAATCTTGCTGCAACGATAAACAATTACGCTTGCAATGGATGAACCGCTTAGGGGGTGTTGATTCTTACACCTTTAATGGATCCGTAGACTTTACAGAAGTGACTAAATCATCTAATGGAAAAGTAGCGTTAGGTTGGAACATTGGCAGCTTAAGCCCTCACAAATCAAGCTCCGAGGGATTGTATAAATATGACAGTCAGTCCGTGCAACAGTATTCAATAACCACCGACTTACTAAATAACACGGAAGCTCTTTGGTTATCGGAATTATTGTCCAGCTCAAAAGTTTACATTGAAGTTGACGGGGTTACGTTGGTAGCCTGTAAGGTTCAGGATGCTACGCAAAGCATAAGTAGAAGTAAAGGCAAGTTTAGGTACAACCTTGTTGTCACATTATCTAATAATCCTATAAATCATCGCTTATAATGGCAAACCAATACACTAGATTATTCATAGAAAATAAGCCCGTCGATCTATTTGTAGATGAAAGTGGAACGCCTGAATTACCGCTAAGCGTAAACCGATTGGTTAATGATTCAAAAGGAAGTACTAGGGGTGATTATTCCCGTGCTTCTATTACGATTCCAGCAAGTAAAACCAACGTTGCTATACTTGGCTTATCTAATTCTTTTAAAAGCTTTAGACTTGAAATAGACGGGCAACCAGTACCGTTTCAAGGCACAGCGCAGACGAGAAGAGTTCAAACTAAATCCAACGGTTACGGGGACATTCAATACAAGTATGAGTTAAATCTAACAGCGGCAAACGGTTCGTGGTTAATTAAATTAGGTAATACTAAACTTTCTGAGTTAACAAATGAGGTTATAGAGTGGGATATTACAAATGTTACATTGGGTTTCTTTTCGTTCCCTAATGTTAGGAATTGGGCGTTCGGGCTTATTAAATGGAAGGAATGGGAAAATAGTAAAGGTACTGTAGGTTCAGACTTTCATTATATGCCAAGTGTGGAGGAATCCACGCCACTACTTTACATTAGACCGTTAATTATTGCGGCTTTTAATTCTATTGGCTATACTGTAATTAGCGATTATTTAGATACTGATGAAGGTAGTAAGTTAGTAATTGCTACGCCTTTAACTGACAAGATGCCTAAAGGTTATAATGACGAATATCTTAATACAAAAGTAGCATTAACTACGCCTTATACGTTTGCTTTGCCAATACCTAATAAGTTTCCTTTTGATGTAATCACAAAAGCGGCACCTAGTACACTAACCGCTTATGATGTTGCCACTTATAAATACGAGGCTCCGCTAAGTGGCTATTATAGCGTAAGTATAGACGCATTATTTAGTAACACACCGCCTCCAGCTGGAACTTTTGGTTTTCTTGTTGCTTTACAGGTGAATGGAACGCCCGTAAGTCCTGCCATTGGTTTTGGTTTTTCAAGCATTCTTAGCGTTCCCTATCCTACTGGAGAAAGATTAAAAGCGGAGGGTGTAGTTTTTGTAAATGAAGGCGATACTATAAGCTGGCTTTTACAGGCTTCTGCAGGAATAATTATAGACGAAGCTAACGGCTCTTTTGTGGGCGAAGCAACCCGTGAGTTTGGGATGCCTATTAACTTTAAATACCTTTTAGATAATTTGGGTTTTGTTGATATGTTAAGCGGCTTAAAGGCAATCTATAACCTAAGCTTTGAGACCAACGAAGAAGCCCGAACAGTAACAATTGAGCCTAAAGATGGATACATAAACACGAACAGAGAAGCAGGAACGAGTCAAGAAAAAGAGGGATTTTACAAAAACTCGCAAAAGGATTATACGCAATTAATTGACAGAGAAAAAACTTCAAATGTTAATTTCCCAGAGTTTGAGAATGTTAATATATTTAAATACAAAAGCGATCAAGAAGAAACTACTGAATGGATAGAAGGTAGCAATTTGCAGGGCGTTTATGAAGCAAGATTTAATTTAGATAGCGGCTCTATACAATCGAACACAAAAACAATAGAAGTTCCTTTCTTTGCTAAAACTATTCATGTACTAGACATTCAAGCTAAGTATCCAGGCACAAATGTAGACCCTCAATTTCCTTTAATTTATCCACAAAATTACGTGCTTAACCCAACAGCAACCGAGGCAGACTACAATAAAAGCCCACGCATAATGTACCATGCAGGGCAACGATTCGGAGGACTTGAAGGTGTTGACGGTTATATAGAATTATTTGGTCAACAAGGGACGCAAACCCGTGTTCCTGCAACGTTCATGGTTAATTACAACGACCAAAGCGGACTAGATCCTAACTTAGGTTTTAATTCGGCAATAATTAACGGCATAAAGTCAATGGGACAACTAGAAAAGTGTTATCTTAAGGAGTTGGCAAGAAAGAAAAAAGCGCAGCTAAAGGACTCTTATGTTAAGTTTAATTCAATAGATAATCAAAACTTTAGCTTTAGGGTTAAGGCTATGATTGGCAATCAAAGATATGTAGTTCAGGAATTAAAATCCTACAATCCTTTAAGGGACAACCCGACACAGTTCTTTTTCTTCTTAGACGCTTATCCAACGCAAGAAGATGTAAATAATATTCAAGATAACGGACTAATTCCCGTTGTTTCACTCTTAACAACTGTATAAATGAAGTTAATTATATTTTTCCTACTCCTATCCTTTAGCTTAATAGGTCAAGATAATGCCATTAGGCTAACCGTAGGCATAGAGGTTGCGCCAATGCTGCACACTAAAACAATAAACAACCTAGAACAGGGCTCGTTAACTCCAAACTTTTTAATGACAATAGGAAGCGATCAATTAAAGATCATTTCATCTATAGGGGTTATTTCTAGGTTCGGGTTTTTGTCTATTGACAAGTGGATGTATGCGGCTGGTTATTATACTGTAAATACTGGTAATTTCGAGAAGATAGAACAAGGCGCAGAAATAGAACTAGGTTTTAATTGTAACATAAAAAAAGACATAAGATTTCATGTGGGATCTAGTATTGGATTGTTAGCACAAGGCAGAGAATGTAAATTAACATTTAGACCCTTAGTAATTGGTTTTACTTATAAACTTATATAGTTTAAATAATAAGATATGCAAAAGAAGATAGTAGGGTTTACGATAGAGATTGACGGAAAAAAGGAGTTAGTCCAAACTGAAAAAGTGCTAAAGCTTATAAATAAGCAGCTTGTCGTTTTAAACAAAAACCTTGCAAAGATAGATTCTACAGCAGGGAAAGGATTCGGAAGGCTAAACAATGCGCTTATTAAAACTAGTAGCTCCGCTTCGCAGTTGGGCGATGTGGTCAATAGTGCCTTTGTTTCGTTTGAAAAAGGAAGCGACATTGCAAAGGGTTTAGGTTCTGAATTTAAAGAACTAACAACTCAAATAACTAAGAACGGTAAAGCCGCCACTAAAGCAGCAAAGGAAAAGAAGAAAGAAGTTTCAACGGACAATCAACGGATTACGCAACTTAATAAGTTGAACTCTTTGACCAAAGAAGAAGAAGCAGAATTAAATAAGCTGCTAATAGCGCAAGCAAAGCAAAGGAATGTACAAAAAGAACGTTTAGCAATAGCAAAGCAACAGGCTATTTTAGAGACTGAAAGAGTAGGCACTAGGAAGGCTTTAAAAGCTCAATTGGCACTAACTACCATTGAACTAAATAAGCTTACAGAAGCAGAGCAGTTGAGTACCAAAAGAGGCAAAGCTTTAACCGCTCAACAACTTAAGTTAAATACAACTCTCTTTAATTTAGAAAAAAGGGGCGGGACTTTTACTAGAAGAGTTGCAGAATACGCACGGGGTTTATTCGACGTAGATAAGGCAGCAAAAAAGGTAACGGGAAATATTAAAAGGCTTGCATTGCGCTTGTCTGTTGGGCGTTCTGTTGTAGAAGGCTTATCTAATGGAATAAGAAATACAGTCAACGGATTGCGCTCTTTAGTAGAAGAAGGGGACGGGACCAATGAGGTGTTTAATAAATTAGAAGCAAGTGGCGAAGGATTGCAAGCTAATTTAAAAGTGTTAGGAACAAGATTCTTAACTACTTTTGGGGGTGCTATTGCAAAGTTTATAGATAATGTTTCTTTTGCTATTTCAGTAGTCGGCAATGCCTTTATTAGTGCAACGGAAAGTAGCGGCTTTTTTGGCGATGTGTTGCGCTTTATCGGCGATATAGTTAGTAATTTTCCTGCCGTGTGGGGTGGTGCTGCCGCTGCTATTGGTGAGTTTATAAGTCGTGCGGTTAACGGATTTAAAGAGCTAAAGCTAAATGCAGAGCTGGCAGGATCTAGCATTAACAAATTTGCAACGGGAATTGTAGGCGGAGACACGACGCAAATAGAAAAGAATATTGCTAGGATAAATAAAGAGTTAGAAAAAAATATAGTTTTTGCTGAAAGCTTAGGCGAAGCTTATAATAGAGGGTATAGAGAAACGTTAGAGTCACAAGAAAAGTTTAACGCACAAACCGCTATAGAGGTAGAGAGTCAAAAGAAAAGAGCTAAGGCAGTAGCGGCAAGAAATAAGGCGCAAGAAGAAGCAGCTAAAGCGGAAAAGAAACGCATTGAAGATGCTAAAAAAGCAGCCGAAGAACTGGTAAAAGATAGAAGTCAGTTACTAGAAGATATAAAGTCAGAAGCTCAAGCACGTTTGCAGATTGCTAAGGATTTACAAGACGAGCTTTTAGACTTGCAAATACAAGCAATTAAGGACGGAACACAAAGAGCTATTGAAGCGGAAAAGGTTCGTTTTGAAAGACAAAAAGAAGAGCGTAAGGCTAATTTTAAGGCGTTACAAGACTTAGCGGCAGCGCAAGAAATAGAAGCAACTCGTTTATTTGGTGAAAGATCCAAGCAATTAGAAGCTTTGCAAAGTCAAAATGATGCACAATTGTTGGAGCTTTCAAAAACGAATGATAAGATAGCAGAAGAAGAAGAACAGGTGCATCAAAACGCCTTGCTACTTATTAAAAGGGATGCGGCAGAAACACAAAGCGAAGCACTAAGAGAAATAGAAGAGCAGGACCTTAAAAACCTGTTAGCATTTCAGGCAAAAGAGATTGAAGCAGAGAAGCAAGCTAATGACGAAAAAGCAGCACTAAGGGAGTCGGTAAAAAATGAAACTATAAACTTAGTTCAAACAGCCTTTCAAGCGGTTTCTGATTTAACACAACTTGCTTTTGATGCCGAAAATAGAAGGTTAGAGCAATCTATTGACGCTCGAAAAGCTTCTGTAAGCTCACTAAACGAAGAGCTTCAAAATGCTACTGGATTGCAAAAGAAGTTCTTAGAGCAGCAAGTAAAAGCAGAGGAACAAGCTCTGGAACAGGAGACTAAAAATAAAGAGAAAGCGCAAAAGAAGCAAGCGAAAACACAGCAAGCTATTGCATTGGGTCAAGCGGTTGTAGCTGCTGCTTTAGGTATTGCTAATGCTTTTTCTTTGCCGCCTCCAGCTTCATTTATTGCGGCTGCGGCAACTGGAATCACAACGGCTGTACAGATTGCTACAATTGCCAGTCAAAAATTTGCGGACGGTGGTAAGGTGCAAGCTAACGGAAAAATAACACAAGGCTCAAACATACCTACGCAATCGAACGGGGACAATGTTTTAGCGCAAACGAATGACGGGCAAATGATTACCGTAAAAACAAACGAAGTAATACTAAACGAAGAACAACAAAGAATGTTAGGCGGTCCGTCTACGTTTTCTAGTATTGGAGTTCCTGGTTTTGCTAATGGTGGTCGTGTCGCAGGAAGACCAATTGCCGCCCCTGCGGTTGTATCAACTTCTAACCAGTCAGATAATTTTATAAAAGCAATGAACGAACAAACCAAAGCAACAAACAACAGAATTGATAATATAAAGGTTGCTTTAGATGTAAATAATTTTCAAGACTTCGAGTCTAACGAGGCTAAAATGATAGCCCTAACAACAATGTCATAATGGATTTATTAAGAAATGTACCAAAAGAGGATAAGGATCAAATACTAGATGCGGTCGAAAAGATAGATAAAGCAAGGTTTGATTTAAGCCTACCACGTGCCGAAGTCGAGTATTTATTTGACATTTGGAACACTTATGTACAACCTAGCAGCCCCCAAAAAATGAGCTGCAATAGTTGCGTGAATTACGTATTTAGTAACTTTAAATTTCAAACAAAAGGATGGAAGAGACAAGAAAAGATTTCATAAATATACTTCAAGAGGAATACGCTAATTACTGCAAAGCACGAGGCGAAAAGGAGACAATAAGCGGCTATTCTGAATACATGATAAATAGGAATATTATAACAGATAAAACGGTGAATAGATTTGTTATAATTAGTAAATACCCTATTGCTTTATCTACTAATTTAGGTATTAAGAAGATGGCTATTTACGCATTGCAGGAGAGTATCAATTTAAGCTTCTACCAGATAAGAGCTATTATAATACACTATAGCGTACATTTTAGGCTCAAAAAACGAGTAATAACATAAAACTACAATTATAGTTATAGTTATTCGCTTATACTTGTACTATGAGCGAACGTAAGTATATATTTAATAAGTCAGAAGACGGACAAAAGGCTAACATCTTGATTGATGGAGAAATAGACTCGTGGTGGGGTGTTGGCTTGCAGTCTTTTGCCAAGGACATAGCGAACTCAAACGCTAGTGAAATAATGGTACAAATCAATAGCGGTGGCGGCTCGGTTTTCGAGGGTCAAGCTATTGCGGCATTCATCAAGGGAACGCCCTACAACGTCAATACTTCTATACTTGGACTATGTGCTTCTATTGCGACTTTTATTGCGATGGCTGGCAAAACTACGTCTATATCTAAGGGTTCTTTATTTATGATTCACAACGCAAGTGGTGGAGCTTATGGAGAAAGTGACGACCTAAGAAAAACCGCCGATTTGCTGGATACTATAGACGATACGTTGACAAACTTATACGTCGATACAATAGAGAGAAACGGCAAACTAATCAATGGCAGTAGAGAAGAAACTAAAACAAAAGTTATTGAATGGCAAAATGCGGAAACTTGGTTTACCGCAGAACGAGCCGTAGAAGTTGGCTTTATCCAAAAAGTAGTAGAAGGTGTTGAATTTGTAAATAAAGCAACAGCTCAAAGAATATTAAATTCATGCAGTAAGTACGATAATGTGCCTACTGATTTTATTAATAATTTTAAAAACATTGCGAACATGGCAGAGCCAGAAGTAACCCAAAAATTAACTTTTGGGGAAAGAATGCGCAATTGGGTAACAGGGGACGAAACTAAAGAAGAGGCGAAAGCTCTTTTGGGTGCATCACTAGAAAGCCAAGAAGCAAAAGACAAAAAAGCACTAGAAGCGGCAACCGCTTTGCTAATTAAAAACGGTTTAAAGGTTGTTGATTCGACCGAAGCAGAACCAGAGCCCGAAGCAGAACCAGAAGCAAAAGAAGAGTCTGCGGCATTTCAGGCTATGCAAGCAAAGTTAGCTAAAGCAGAAGCTAAAGCTTTAAAGCTGGAAGAAGAAAAGGCTGGGGCTTCAGCCTCAACGCCTAAAGATCAAGCAGGAAACGAAGCCAGCATTTTCAATAAGTCGGAAATGGAAGGATTTAACTCTATTGCAAAGGCATTAAAAAACAAATAAAATGGATAATAACTTTAAAGAAGGGAATAGTTTGCAGGATAATAACCTTCCTGCAAATCCTTACGCTCAAGGCGGCATTATACACAACTTGTTCCCACAAATACAACGTTGTGACTTTTACGCATCATTTCAGTACGCTGTTGATGCTTCGGGTTCTGCTATTACGATTACACCTTTAACGGGTAATTTAGGCGGAGACCTAAGATACTACCGTGTTGAAGTTAGTGACGGGCAAGGAACAACTGCCGTTGCAAACTCTTTGGATCTAGCAAATAGAGCAACGCCTTTCGTGATTAACACATCTACTTTGAATCCTAATATTTTATGGAAAGTATTTTTCTATGGAGAGGACGGGCGAAAAGTTGCAGATGTTGGATGCTCTTTAGATTATGTGATCCACATTGACAATCCGAAAAGCGCAACAGGGAACAGTATACCACCTGTTGAGAAATGGGATAATGTAAAGTTTTTGTTAAAATTATACTCTACAACGGACGGCGATTTTACCCTATTTCCAACGGAAGGAGTTGAATTGAGCCGTAATGCTGTTATTAATATGCAGGATTATAGCCTGAATAACGGGCTAAAAGATAGCGAAGGTTACGAGTTCAAGCTATTCGCCTATAAGGTTGGCTTATTGCCTTCAATGGCTTTGCCTATTGGATCGTCGGACGTTGTGTCTACGGTAAGCAATAATGTAACTTTTCCTTATGCAATATCTGACTCTTTAGTAGATGTGGCGGATATAGTAATTGAAACGGCAACCGCTGGAACTTTTACAGGCACACTATCAAGTGTTTTAACTAATGAGGGCGTGACTCCTTCTATTTCTATAACAATCAACACTATAGTAATATAGTATTTAAAATATAAAATTATGGCTACTCAAGAGGGGCAAGTTTTAATAAATTTTGACGGAGACAGAGCCGATGAGGTGTTTTACGAACCTCTATTTACAGGGCTGGAGGCGCAAGGTTTATTTCGTGTAATGACTAATGTCAACAGAAAAAAGAATATCGGTTTTATTGGTCACATGGATAAGCTTTTGCAAAAAGATACGGGGTGTGGCTTTAATCCAAAGGGTGATTTATCTATCTATCAACGAACAATCGAAACGGATAGAGTAAAGGTAGATATGACAATGTGCGCCGATGTGCTACAGGATACCATTTGGGAGGAAAGCCGTCAAAAAGGCGTTAACCGCAATAATTTAATGGGAACCGTTATAGGTGGAATTATTTTAAACAGAGTCAAAAGCGGTGTGTCTTTGGATATTCAGCGTTTGATTTGGTTTGGAAATAAAGCCAGCAATGACGTGAACTATAATATGTTGGATGGTTTTTGGTCTGTTCACATTCCAGAACTAACAATGGGACCAAAACCTTTGACTCCTTATATAAACTCAAATAGTGGTGCTGCTTTAGCTCCTGGGGCTTCTAAGGATATTTTAGAGAAAATGGTTAAGGCGCAGAGTTTAGCCCTTAAAGGAATGCCTAAATCTCAAAAACGATTAATGGTAACTCAAAGTATTTACGAAAACTACGAGGATTATCTAGAGACTTTAGGAGGCGGAGACGCTGGACGTTCTGCTTTAATTAATGGCGTTGAAATGTTAGCTTATCGTGGCATCCCATTGGTGGAAATGCCTTATTGGGACCAATACAGCGAAAACGATCTAGGAAAGCCAGATAGTCATTTGGCTCTTTTAACCATACCTTCAAACTTAGTTTTGGCAACGGACTTAATGTCTTCATTCAATACGGTAAAGGTTCGTTTTGAAGAGTTTACAGAAACAACAGACTACAAACTAAAAGCAAGTTTAGGTAGTAATTATGTTCACCCGTCGTTTATGGTAGCGGCATACTAAACTAATCAACTATGTGCGTAACAAGCGGATTACTAAGAGATTGCAATACAAGAAAAACGGGGGGTTCTAGTGGATTGTGGGTTGCCAATCGTGAGGACGTTTTGTCTATCACACAAGACCCTACAGGAGAGGTTACAGCCATAACAATGGCAGCGGCAGCGGTGTTTTACAAAGTAGAATTTGCCTCTAATCAATCCAATTGGAACGAAGCGTTTGCTTCTGGTGAGGTTTTGCAACAATATACTTTTGTTTCTGAAAGCCGTTACCAAGCTCAAAGAAACTTCTTGCAGGGGCTTATTGATTGTAATTGTGGACTAGTAGCGATTCACAAGGAAAATACAGGCAAAAGCTGGTTCTGGGGTTTTGAAGAAGGCGAAGAAGCTAATTTATTGACCGACACGGGCGATAGTGGAACCGCTAAATCTGATGTAAATCAAGAAACGGTAGTCTTACAGGCTTCTGCAACTATTAAAGCAAACGAATTTACAGGAGTGATTCCAGTATAACAGGAAGCTATATAAATAATAACAAAAGGGGTTAGGGTTTTACCTTAGCCCCTTTTTAAATATAAGAGAATGGCAAAGTATAAGATTAGAAACGACGTAAAACAAGGATCTAGGATAAAAGGCAAATTAGGCGGCAAAGACATTGACAAGGAATTGCATAAGCTAACCGCTAAAGAAGTTAAAGCCTATGTAGCTGGAGCTTCGCAGGAAACAATAGAAAGATTATTTGTATTAGTAGAACCAAAAGATAATTTAAAAGATGGCAAAGAGACGACCACAACGAGCGAAAACGACGGTATCTAGTAAAACGGAAAGTAACTTTTTGGCGAGCACGACTATAACGCATGGCAAAGATACGCCCGTATTACAGGAGGACCTATTCAAGGACTTTCATGCAGATTCTTATGATAGCGATCAAGGAAGCCTAGTAAATGGAAAGTGGGCTAGATTCTTTGGAACGGACGCTAGTTTCTTGAAAGGATTAATGGCGTTAAGTATGAACGCACCAACTCACAGAAATGTAATAGACCAAAAAACGACCCTTACGATGGGAGACGGGTTCGTTCCTATTTCTTCAGATACCGTTCCGATTTTACAAACACTTAGAAAGCTGTTTAAGGTTGGCAATACAACAGAAAGTCAAATTACTGCCGTTAATGATTTAATAGGCAATGTAAACCTATATAATGAATCATTAGAAGAGGTTGTGGAAAAGGTTGCTTTTGATCGGTGGGCGTTTGGTAATGCTATTGTAGAGTTAAGGAAAACGACTAGAAACGGTGAAGAAATTACATACATCTACCATACACCACTAGAAAATACGGCTATTAAAAAAGCAAACTCTAACAATATAATTGAAGCTATTGGAGTATGCCAAAATTGGGACATAGAAGGCTTTAGTGATGTAAACGTCACAGAAATACCAATGTACCCAAACTTTAGCGCAGACGGGCGGTCCGCTATTCATATTAAAAACTACGCTCCTAACTTCTTTTATTGGGGGTTGCCTGAAAATATCGCTGGTCGGTTTTGGGCTGAAATAGAATACAGAATACCGAAATACAATATTACTAAGTTTAAAAACGGCTTTACTCCTAGTGCTTTAATTCAAGCTTACGGTGCGCTAACTCCAGAAGATGCGCAAAAGATGAAAAAGAGCTTTGAAGATACCTTTTCTGATACTGGTAATAATAGCAAAATATTACTACAAGTGTTAAGAAGCAAAGAAGATTCGGCAGACGTTCATATATTAGAAGATAAAAGCGAAGGAAACTTTTTAGACCTTCAAAAAATGGCAGCACAAGCAGCGGTTACGGCTGGACGTTCTACAATGGCTTTGACTGGAATCGCACAAGGCGGAAAACTTGGATCTAACCAGCAAATTAGAGACGAATTAGAATTTGTGATTAACACATCTATTAAGCCTTTTAGGCGTAAATTGGTGCAAAAAATAGTAAATCCTTTTATTGCAGAAAATAGAAAGCAGAATACTAAGTTAGGCAATGTCATGCTTCATATTGCGAATAGCAACCCTATTTCGATGGCTTCTTTAATTGTTCCTAAAGATGCTTTGGATAGAAACGAATTAAGAGAGGTTTTAGGTTACGAGGCACAAGAAGAAGAGATGCCGCAAAATACAGAAGAATGAGCACAGTAAGAACACTAATAAAAGCAAATGAAATAGTAAATCAAGGAATCTTGAAAGCCGCCCCTTTGTCTAATCGGTTTGATGCTTCGCTTTTAGCCTCTCATTTGGACATGGCAGAGACAAGATTTTTGAAGACATTTATTAATGACGCTTTTTTCAAAGATCTACTATTGCAAAGAAACGCCAACCAGATTAATTATAATATCAAAATTGGACCCATTGAGGTTGGATTTCCTACAAACGCAGATTACGAAGAATTATTTAGTCAGTACTTGTATCCTTATATAGCAAGGTCAACAGTATACGAAGCGTATCCGTTTATAGCTGTTCAAATTGGCTCTAATGGGCTTTTCTTAAATGATGCTGGCTACGGGCAAAATTCAGGCGTTAAGACTATGAATTTATACAGGGATTCAATGTTGCAAACACTAAACGGCAGTAAACCTTTAATTATAGATTTTTTGTGCGCCAATAAAGACAAATACCCTCTTTGGGATGATACAAAGTTTTGTAGGGATTGCAACAAAAAAGAAGTAGAGGGGCGAAATATTGGATTTGTATTTTAAGTAACAATAATAAGAATAGATGGAAGCTTTAATAAAATATTTAGAAGTTTTAGAGGACGGGAAAATAAAAGTTACCCTTACTGATAGTCAAATAGACTGGCTGCAACCTATTGTCGTAGTAGACAGTTTTCCCCCTAACGGAAATTTTACATTAAGCGGCTCGCAAGGTCGTGAATACAGCACAAATTCACAAGCTATTGAAACGATAGACGGTGCGGCTTTTTCTGGCACTTATGCCGAATTAGAGACAGCACTAAGATTGACGGCTTTACTTGCAAACGGGCTTTTAGTTGGTGGGGTTGCTGGGGGCGCAGGAAGGAAAGACTTTATATCAAACAATGTACCTACTAATATAAGTTCAATTTCTAATGTCATTGTTGACGGTATGAGTATCACATTGCAGCAAAAAGGAGCTTATACAGCGCAATTTAATGCTCAATATCACATACCCTACGCAGCAAGCACAACCGTATTTAATACAGCAACCGCAAAAGCAGACTTAAACCTAATCTATGCGGACATAACTTCACTGGCAGTAACTAATCCTAGTCACGGGCTCGCTTTTGGTTCGGGCGAAACATTAACCGCTGGGGTTTATAGTGTAGCTGGAGCTATTTCGGTAGCTGGGATTCTTAATCTTGACGGACAAAGCAACCCGAATGCAGTATTTGTGATACATTCAACAGGTGGAGCGATTACCTCAGCGGCAGGAGTTACGATTAATTTAATTAACGGCACAAAATCAAGCAACGTTTATTGGGTTGCGCAGGGTGTGATTAGTATTGGCGCAAATAGTACTTTTAATGGTACATTGCTATCTAATACGGCAGCCGTAAGTGTTGGAGCATCTTGTATAATGTCAGGCAGACTATTAACCAAAGGGGGCGCACTTGCTTTTGTAGATTTAAGTTCGCTTTCGGTCCCTACCGATACATCGTTTATAGATTTTAGGTCCTTGTCTGACTTTGTAATGTTTACGGGCTTAGGGGGCGTTTCTAATACAGGAACTTCAACTTATAACGGGGACATATCCACGGACTCAGGAGCTATAACGGGTTTTAGTACAGCAACAGTTAACGGTACGGTATTTCCTTCTGGTTCTAGCTCAATTATTACACCTGTTTACCATGAAGCTACATTTGGAATATACGCAAACGGGGTACTAATTCCTAATTCAGAAAGAACGGTTTATTACTCTCAATTCCCTGCAATAGTAAATCTACAAGCGGCAGGAACTTTGCTAACTTTGGGAAGCATTGACGTAAGATGTAGAGTAGATACGCAAACTTCTGATGTCCCAGCTAGTGTTGATGTTAATAATAGGATAATAATTGTAAATACATAGAATAAAAGAACTATTATTAAAATGGTGCCGCAATAGTTTTTTAATAATAGCAAAAACCTTTATATTTACAAAGATTAGGTTATAGATTGAAAATGTTTTAAATTTGAGAGTATGATTGAGGAGATAGGGCTTTTATTGATATTTCTTACTAGTATTAACTTATTGGTTAATATAAGTA